GTTTCCCAGTCACGATCCGCTAGTATTGTTTGTGTATTAGCTTTCCAACCTTGTCCGTCTTTGCTCTTACACTCAATCTCTCCACTATTACCATCAATACTTAAAAAACTTCCGTCTTTATGCTCTATCTTAAATTTTTTGTCCTTATCGTCAAATATGTAATTAAACTCAACAGATTTCCAAGTTTTTATGTTTGGGTAGCTTCCTGAAGGATTTTTCTCATCGGCAGGGCATACACCCATATAAACAGGATGTGCTGGATTTCCATTCTCAAAAGCAACCCAAACCATTACTTCATCTTTGTACTTTTTTAACCAATCTTCATTAGGTACAGAGAAAGAGCCAAAAGACATACATGGTTTTGCATACATTGATTTATCATATACCTCTACCTCAATAAAAGTTTTATCCTCATCTAAAACTTTTCCAGTAGGTTTAGCCAAGAATACTCCACCAACAGTTCCATTGTCAGCAAATCTTTTTATCATATCTTCAAAATCTTGTGTAAGCATATAAATCTATTTTGTAAAAACTAATTCATCCATCATATAACCAGACTTTCCCCAACTTCTTTTTATTTTATATAAATAATAAATTCCAGAATATTTACCTATACCCTCAATTAAATAGCTTCTTCTTGCTTTTAACCTATCATCTCCATAACACTTACAAGTTATATTAAACCCATCATCTCTTTTCTGCTTTTCTGTATTATCATCTGTTTTAATACTATCTTTTCTTGGTTTTTTACCACTTTTATCTACTCCTGCTTGTGTATTTTGACTACCACCTGTATTTTTATTTTTTGCATCGTCTTTATCTTCTTTCGGTGTGGTATCAACGGTTTTATAGTATTGTTTATCTTCATCTGTCATTTCTCCTCTTATAATTCTTCCCATTATAGCACTTCTTTTTTCAGAACTCAATTCTTTAAGTTTTCCGCTATCTATAACAGTTTTAAAAGATTTACTTCCTGTATTCTCTTTTTCTTTAGTGCCATCATCTTTTATGTTAGTAACCTCAATATTATTAGGTACTCCTTCTCTTGAACTAATATCAGACCTATATAAAATAAAATAGTCCTTAGCTGCGGTTTTCCCATCTCCACCCTCCCAGTCAATTTTTCCAGACATAAATAACTCCATCAACTCTTGTCTTTTCTCATCAGATAACCCTTTTAATTTACCCTCATCTAAAACCCATCTTTCGGTTATACCTGTATCTTTTCCATCATCGTCTAATTTTGGTTTATCAGTATATGTTTGTGTAATATCCTCTCCTTTAGAATTTTTGGCTTTCATTTGCTTAAACTGACCAGAGGAATTTTTTGTATCCAAATTTATTTTTACCTCTAATAATTGTATTTTATTTTCATTATTATATGAGCTTTCTGAAAACTCTGTTTTGCTAATTTTTGTAGGATAAAATAAGGTTGTTCTACTTACCGTGTTTACCAAAGATGTATTATCCTCTAAATATAAATAAGATGTTCCATTTCTCTCCTCTGTCCACACAGTACATTTTATTTTTTCTGCAAGTTTTTGAATAAATGCCCAATCTGTAATATTATTTTGAGAAACAGAACCTTTATTAAAGGATGCTTTTAAATCGTGCTTAACATTTATATTTTCGGCATCCACCCTAAAATCAGCTTCTTTAGCAAGATTACATATAATGTCAGAATACATAAGCTCTTTATTATTCCAAGACCTTTTATCTTTTTTATTGGGGTAAACTTCGCTACCAATACCGACACCTAATGATTGACCCTCTGCTGAATAACAATTTACTTTCAAGATAACATCACCGCTTTGTGAAAAATTTATATCCATAGATTTTATATATCCATTAAAAATAAAATCATTCTTGTCTAATGTCCCACCAAAAAGATTTATAACATAGCCTATATATAGTATATCCATGTACAAGTATCCATCCATTAGGTCAAAAGAACATTCTTTGATAAGACCATCCTCCTCTGTCATTGATACGCCTTCCTCTATATGACTTGTTAAATCATAAGAAACCTGTTTTTTTGCTTTTTTAGGTGAAGAAGCTATTATCTTAAAATATTGACTTAACTCTACCATGTTAAAAAATCTTTTTTACCCCTGTTTTGTTTTTTACTAAAGATGTCGGTAGTTTTACAGTATAACCAACCCTTAATGAGAAAGCATCCTTTGGTTTATTCATATCATCGAGAACCCACCAAAACTCATCAGTACCAAAAATTATAGACGATAGAGTATGATAATTTTCAGCGTATGTAAGCTCATAGTCATAGGTATTAACAGCCCTGACGGGTAATCTGTACCCAAAATGTGGTCTATTACCAGATATTGGTGTAGCTATTAAATCTTCTTTTGTTCTATATATATTCGTAAGCATTATGCTAAATTATTATATTTATTAGTTTTCTCCGAAGCATCTATTACACCACTTTCTGTGTTAGTAGAGCCACCAAGCTCATTTAAGTAGCCCCATTGAGTACACGCCATTTCAATAGTTGCATCCATTCTTCTCGGAACAAGTAATTTATTCATAACAGATAAATTATACTTAACCTCTGTTATATATCCCTCCCTCCAGAAAGAACCGTAATAAAACCTTACCATAGGCGGTGGCATAAATCTTCCCTGCTCAAAGTCCTTCACACTTACATTACCATCCGTTTGTATAGTTATTTCCCCAAGTTTAAAACCTTTTGGTCTTACATAATACATCAAAGCCTCCAAATCTTTTATAACACCTACATTTTCCTCAAATGAGCTTTGCTTATAGTGTGGGGATGCTGTATAGGTAGATGGTTGAACCTCATTAGCCCCTTTATCACCCGCTTTCTTAAAAGAAGTAGCAAATCCACTTGATGTATTTGAATTTTTTATACCATTTATCAAATTAACTATATCAAAATTTCCATATCTCGGATTTGAGTTAGGAAATCTCTTAAAGCTATCAAAAGGGTCTTGATTATAATTATCAACAGTATAACTTTCCTGTGTCCTATCAATGAACAACTGAACATTAAACTTAGTTGGTCTTCCTGAAATCCATATTAAATCAGTAAAATAATTACCAGTCATAACTCTATCAGCATACTGACCACCTTCTGAAAAATCAAGTTCACTCGGAGAAAACTGAAACTCCAAAATATGTCCTCCTTCTAAATCGGAGAAATATGCTTTCTTTACTGCTCTATCTACTGTTAAATTACTCATTATTTTCCTTGTTTACCTTGCATACCTTGTAAATTTTTGAATAAACTATTAGGGTCTGATGTTGGATTTAAGTTGAACACAGCCCCACTAAAGTTTTGAGTATGACCATTGTTATTAGTTGTTGTAGTAGTAGAAGCAGAGTTTGGTTGATTTGCAATGGCAACCTTTTTATAAAAATCCTCCTTCTCCTTAGCAGTACCATATTTATCAACCATATTCTTTTCATAACTCTTTCCTGCATCCTCAAACTTAGATGTGGCATCATCTGCAAACCCCAATAAATCACCAAACCAATTTCCTATATCTTTAAAAAACCAGACTATATTATCCCAAAGCTCCTTAACCCAATCAACAACGGCACTAATACCTTTACCAACAGCATCAAAAACGTCATACAACCAGGGAAGATGTTCTCTAAAATAACCCATTAAAGAGTTCCAAGCGTTTGAAATCATATCAAATTTTTCTTTAAACCAGTTCCCAAGTCTAATCAATAAACTCCTAAACCACAACCATACACCGTGAAAATAAGATTTTATACCCTCCCAAATGTGTGTGAATATAGATTTAAAAGTAGTCCAATGTTTAGCAAGTAATAATGGTATTCCTATTATAGGTGAAAATATTGATAACATAACTAATAATGTATCATTTACACCTTGCATTTTTTTACCGACCTCGTCCCAGTTATATATAAGGTATCCGAGCCAAGCTATTAAAGCTATTACTGCTATAACTATCCAAGTTATAGGATTAGCAAGTAGTGATGCTGTGAAACCCCAAGATGCTGTTGCAGCACCTGTAATTGATGGTATCAATCTTGAAAAACCACCCCTTATTAGTGTCATACCTGACGACCAGTTACCGTCTGCAATTCTACCAAGTCCACCAAAAACCCTTCCCTTCATTATCAATTTATCAAGCATTTGTAAAGCACTAACTGCACCATCTCTTAAAGGCATTAGTGGATTTACAATCATTCTATATGCTCTAATACCAAGCAATGTTCCAAGAATTATCCCTAATAGCTTACCAAGACTTTCAGCAGGTGTCTTACCTATTCCAAGCCAATAAGCTATTTTAGCCAACCCCATCCCAACAACAGCGCCAGCTTTTAAAAACCATCCAAATACAGAAGTAAATCCGTTATAAAAACCTCTCAAAAATTCCTCAACCTGTATCTTAACTAATGCTATAAATAATATTATAGGAGCTACATTATTTTGAAAATCACTAAAATATCTATCAAGGTTATCTATCCATCTTTGTATAGTATTTGTCGAGTTTCCTATTTGACTGTCTATCATACCCCACACTCCTGTAAGTATTTGACCTACTACTTTACCTATCCTCCCAAGCTGTTCTACCGAAGATTGATAAACCACCACACCATCACGTACAGTTCTATGTACATCCATAAAAGGTTTTAATATTTTATCTTTTATAGTAGTATTTATAGCATTAGCGAGAGTACCTTGTTCCTGAGAATATCCTACCATACTCATCTTAAAATTGATCATTAAATCATTAACATTACTCCAAGAACCTGCTATTGTATCTAACCTTGCTTCCATACCACCTCTCCCTAATACTCCTATAAGTTTTACAACAGCTTGTCTATACTCATCTGTACCCTTCTTACCTTTTTCAACTATTTGAATTGATTTTTCTATTGAACTTTCCTCTCCTTTGAACTTATCTGGCGTTCTTTGCATTTGACCTCTAACAGACTGACCAATAGTTTCTCTACGAACCTGATATAAATCCCCAAGCCCCTCCCAGTTACCAAATGCTGCTTTACTAACCCTCATCATCATATCAGAAAAATTAGCACCTCTTAATGCAGCAAAATCTCCAACAGCTTGAAAGGTATCTTCCCTCATTTTATCATTTTTGTTGAACCCAGTCATAGTCATAGTTCCAACAGCATCATTTACCTCCTGTATTTCAAAAGGTGTTTTAGCACCTTTTTCTCTTGCCCACTTTAAAGTTTCAATAGCTTTAGATGAACTTCCCAATGTAGATTTTAAGTTGGCAAAATTTTGCTCCATAGATTTTGCCACATTAAGTATTGCATTAGAGAACTTATACAACCCTGCTGTTATACCGCCACCAACAATCAAATTCTGTAATGACAATAAACTACTATTCAGCCTACCTGTTAGGCTGTTTATAGCTCCTGCTTCTTGTCGGTAATTACCAAAGAAGTTTATCGCTATACCATAAGCTAATAATGTATTACCACTCGGCATATTTTATCTTTTTCCTTCTTGTTTTTTTGCATTTTCATACTCCTCCTTCAGTAAACGGAGTTCTCTATGGAACAACGACAATCTTAATTTTCTCTCTAATCCGAAAAACTCACTTGGTTGGGTTCTAAACCTTTTCATAAACAAATAAAGCTGTTCCTCTATCGGTGGATTTTCCTCCGAAAAGCGAAACAGCATTTTATCAAGTTCGTGATATAAAAACCCTATGAGTATGGGGTCATCTTCAAAAGTCTTTACATAATTTGGATAACCTCTAACACCCCCATAGATGATAGAAGTTAAGCAGAAAAAAAATTGGTTACAGATGCAAAGAATGGCGTAGGGCTACTACAAACAGGACAATCTTCCTCATAGTAGAATTTAGCCGATGGCAATGTTTTCTGTAATCCACTTCTTATTTCTTTAAGGGTTGATGTGTTAAAATCTTTATTAAACAACTGCAACCCTCTCTTAGTTATGTAACCTTCATGAACTTCAATAATTTCGCTATCCGCACTCTCTTGATAATATAATCCAATCATAGTATCAAAAGCAATTTTTCTCCAAAATAGCAACTCATCTCTCGCAATCTCTTGATGCTTTATAGCATCTCCTAAAGTAGCTACCCTGAATTTTATATGGTTGAATTTATACCCATCATACTCCTTTAATTGTTCAATGGAGTTCTTTATCTCGTATGTTTTAGATAGTTTAACAGAAAATTCTTCAGTGGCTTTTCCACCATCATTTGCTGGAACATCTATCTTACTCAAATCAATATCAGCATCTAACGAGCTTCCGCAACTAACACACTTCAATTTTTGGTCTTTAATGGTGTTCTCCCAACACTCCCTCTGTATTTGAACCAATAAAGTTCCTACATCCACAAAAGGTATCATTTTAACAGCCTCTGGTATATCCGTCTTATCATGGTCTGCTTTTAAGAACTTAGATGATATTTTCTCATCTCCAATACTCTCAACAGCAGATGATATAACTTGACCGAACCAAGTGTGTAACTTAGAAGAACTCGGCTTCTTAGTAAATATCTTTTCAGCTTCTCCCCCTGTTTCTGCAATAGGTAACTCAACAATGTCTTGACCATTGTACTTAAATCCGATAGGTAATTGAAATTTATCTGCCATTTTATGCTCTTTATTATGCTACAAATTTAATTCAAATTAAGTAAATCTAATTAACATAGTCTTTGGTGTATCCTGACTTAACAGCACCTATTACTGCGTTAAACTCTGTTCTTTTTGTTCCAAGTAAGGTATCAGGAATTTCGTAAGCTACATTGGCTTTTAATATACCAAGAGGAAATTTCTCTGAATGAGCTTTCCTAACTAAAACCTGAACATTTCCATTATTATCAGCATCTATCATACACTTACCAACAGCACCACTCTCATCGCTACCAAGCTCGTAATTTTTTACTGGCTGGTCATTTACTGACAACACTACTAATATAGCGGTAGCGGTAGTCATATCTTGTATGCTACCGCTCTCACTTGTTATGGAAATATTTACTACCTTATCTTCACCTTGTTTAATATCCATTTTTTGCTTATTTTGTAAGGTTTACATTAAGGTATCTCTACCCACTCCGATACTGATAATGTGTACTTGATGTCATATCTTTCCTCACTATCTGTCTTTAATGATGGATGTGCATAGTTTTTAATTCGGCTACCCAAAAATAATATACGGAACACCTCTACTCCGTTGTGCATTTTCACCAAGTTTCCATCAAAACGGAAACCTTCGTTCATACACTTTTGAACCAAAACACGCATTGTTTGGTCATCAACAGACCCATCCATTGCTCTTGTTAAGGTAACATCATTATACTCTTTCAGTTGAGAACTGAATTTGTGCTTAATGTTAGTAGAACCATCAACAATACTCACCTCCCCTGATTTCTGCTCAATGCCCTCCAATGTGTGAAAATGTGGGCTAATCAAACCTGGTATTTCAAAGTACCAATGGTTTGCTGTATATAAATCTGTTGGCTTTAAAGGCATATCTTTAAATTTTAGAAGTTAAGAATTAAAATACCATCATTTCTACTCACCTTGATATGGATATGCTCTATACACTCTGGGGGTATCCAAGCAATTTCTAACTCCATCTCTTTCCTGTTCTCCTTCAAGGTTTCAACGCTGATAATAACAGCATCTTCAAACTTAATGCTTCTCTCAATACCACCTTGTTCGTATAAGTTTTTAAACCAAATTAAATTATCGGTTTTCATATCCTTTTGTAGAGAAGGAGTATTTATACGCTGTATAAACTTCTCATTACGAACTTTCACATTAGCTATAATCCAGTTAGTTTCTAACCTAACATGAATACTCTCAAATAGCGTATTATTAGAGTATGTTCTTGAACTCCAAGTACAGAACCCTACATTTTTAACATACTTAACTACATTACAACGCCATTTTTTTACATAACGACCTAAAGTATCCTCCGATAAATTATCGTGTGTAAAACGAAATATTCCTTTTGAGTTAGTTTCAATACCTGCTGGAGGTGTCCAAACATATCCGTTGTATAATCCTGCTTTACGGATGTACCCAGAACCTAAAACATAGCCTATACTCGGTATCCATATCTTATTCCCATTTTGGTCTGCTGGAACCTCTGCCCAGTTTAAGTATCCTGCACAAAAACTTTGGTCAGGACTGAACAAAGCATTGTAGTAGCTCTGTATTACACTCTCTGTTGCCAAATAAGGTAAATTGAATACAAAAAACTTCAATATCTTTCTTGCAAAATCATCACATAATTTAGCGTATGTTACACTAAATATTTCAGGACAAGCAAGTATTTGTACATCTACCCCCTCAAATATAGCCATACCTTCAGGCTCTTGCGTAACACTATTGTACTTAGGCTCAAAGTCTGTCGCTGTTGGAGCATTGTAAACACCCCCTGAAAAAGAGGCATCAAACACAACATTCAACACTTTTGTAAGGTCAATAGGATTAACCATAACAAATTCGCTTCGTTGGTTTATAGCATCAACCAAACTTTGCCAATCAGTTCCATCACTAATATATGTTTCAACAAGGTATCCTTTGTAGAAAACCTCCATTTTATACCCGTCTGGACTTCCGTTTACATGACCAATAGGGTAAACTCTTGTTCTCAAATCATTACCCCAAACACCCATATCTTCCTCTCCCTGACGACCAGCCACTACCTCAAAAATATCTTCTGCAAGTAATGCACTATTTGTTGTACTCGTTGATGTAGTAAAAGTAGCGTTTACAGGGCTTGTTATTACCAACTTACCACCAACAATAGCTGTCGTAGGTTGGTCTGCTGGAGGTAATGTAGCATAAAAAGTGTCAAGCAATGCTTTTATACCAACCAACACATCATTGGCAGATGTTGTAGTAGCAGTAAAAGTATCATTGTAATTATATAGTGGAGTAGTAGCTGAAACCGTTATGTCAAAGCTATCCCCAATCTCAACATTAGTTACTTCTAATTCATCAATTTGACCTTGTGTAGCATCGGCATTTTGTGTTGTAGCTGATGTAAATGTTTGAGAATTTACATTACCATTCTGAACCTTAGTTTTTGCCGATTTTGAGCCAGCACCAACAAGCCTTACTTGATATAGATTAGCTGAATATCCCCCTGTGTTGTTTAACAAAGTTTCTACAACATAAGAAGAATACATATTAGGGTCATGGTCGCCAAATATTCGCTTATCCTCCTTTAAATTATTTACTAATATAGCTTTGTTGGCAACACCTCTCTGGCGTTCAACAAGCAAACCTATATTTCTCGTGCTTATATCGGAACCCAGATTGAAGGCATTGATTACCCTTTCCTCCGTAGTAACTCCGATTTTGTCCATAAAAGCATTTGCCATATTTCTTATTTCTTTTTAATTTGAACAATATTTTTGTTAATCCAGTAAGAAAACTTATCTGTTGCTTCTTTCTCTGTTAATTCCAACTCCTTTTTTTCGTATGCTGTAAATACTAAATGTTCTCCTTCAAGTTCTACTACTTGCTTCTGATTTGTTCTATTCATAACAAGAACACCTTTATTAGATGTACCTGCTTCTTTTTTCTTTTCGGGTGCGGTTTCAATAGCTTTTTCTGCTACCTTTGTATCTTCCGAACCTCTTTGTTTATTGCCTTTGCTCATTTTTAATTATTTATGTTAATTCAAATTCGTACTGCAATATTTTTTCAAAGTCAGTAATCCTTTGCATTTTAAGGGCGAATTTAATCTTTTCTACCGTATCAACAAAGTTTCCACCCACTATTTCTCCACCATTTGTACTTGCAAATTTATACATTTTTGACTTAGCGTGTACAAAAACTTTTAATGTAAAATCATAACCATACTCAAATTTACCATCCTCTCTTGGTATCTCTCCAAAATAAGCCATATAATCTACTGCATCAAACACCTTTCCTTCGTCTGTTTCTATGCAATTAAATTCAAAACAATCAGGTCTTTGGAAATGAAAATTTTGCATAAACCAGTCTTGAACTCCTTGTGCTTCCTTCAACCTTCTCGTAACTGCTGATAGTTGAAATCTATAAATCATAGGTATAGGAAGATATATAAGCTCCCTCCTACTATTAACCTCATCTATCATACCCTCAACATAATCCTTACCCCACAATAACTGTCTATTCAACTCTGGCTGAAAATCCTGAACATATATACTCGGAAAATACGCCATTGTATCCTCAATAGAGCTTTCTCCGCTACGCTTATAGTATCTAAACATAACATCGGCAGTTTCTCCTGTATGTAGAGGCACTTGTATCATAGGGTGTTCATTTAAGCTATCTCCTGCTATTTTCTTTTTTATAGCCTTACTAAGAAATAGATTAAAGAACTCTTTTGGTACTTCGTGTGTCTTGAAAAATGGCATATTTTATTAAAAATTTATTTTTTTCTTCTTCTTGGTTTTCTCGGTTTTACTATATAAAAACTACCAACAAATTCATTATCTATCAAGTAATAAAAATATTCTTCTATATTTTTACACATATAGTTATTAGTTAGATTGGTAAAATTGACCGTATGTAGCACTTTATCAGAGTACACATCTTCAATGATTAAACCGTCCTTGTTTTTTGATAACTTTATCTGTATGCTGTTTAACGGATAGGCACACAAATTCTCATTATCCTCTACTAAAATACACCCTTTAATTTTTCTTATATTCATATATGTTTAAAAATATTTTCCTCTTATATGTTTATTGTAGTATTTTCCACTACTACCGTTAGTTCCTGATATTATACCTCCAACTTTCTGATTGGGTAAATATGGGTATGGATAATCTCTACCCTTTATAGTTATTGTATAACCTCCTTCAGGGTTCTCTGAAATCCTATCAAGAAAAGAACTTTTTAAGGTTCTTCCTTTAGTATGCTGTTTGACAACAACTGTCTTTGAACCTCTCTTTGCTTTATATGATTTAACAGTACCCATTACTTTAATGACCCTTTTATAAGATTACCTATCTTAGCTTTTCTCTCTTTAAAAAATCCTTCAGCAGTTCTCCTCCATAAAGGTCTTGCAGGTACTCCAGCAGATAAAATCTCCATACTCTAACTTAACAGCCAGCTTACCCATAGACATTTTGGCTCTTGGGTGCATGGATGTTTTCTTAAACCCTACCGATAAATGCCCATTATCTGTTACAACAGTTATCGCTTTTTTGTAATATTGAAACATTACAAATGGCTTAGTTTCTGCACCAACCCTCCTCTTATAATCAATCCAAGATTTGCTCAACTGAAAACCAAACTTATTACTGTCAATATTAGATATTATCTCATTCTTAAACTCGTTGGCAACACCTTTTGGAAGTCTTTTTCTTATACCATCGTCAAAGAACTTAAATAAATCTAAAGGTTTATACTCACCTCGTATGTTTTTTATTTTTACAGTTATAGCCCTCATAAAAACTAATTAAAGTCAGTATTTCCAGTAGTTTTCTTCATATTTATTTGATACGCTAAACAAACATATTCTTTACCATTGTGCATAGGCTCTAATTCCCTAATATCAAGTATTTCATAATGACCTCCTATAAACTCAATAGATATATTTGAATAAGCATTTCTTACATAATCTGGAAACTTATTAGTACCGTACTTTTTCTCTAACTCAATAGGAGATACATATACTATATCAGTTACCTCTTGTGAAACACCTGTTTTCTCTCTTTGTTTGTCAGAAATTGACCTAAGATAGAAGCATTTAAGTTCAACCTCTTTGTCTAACTCCCTAATACTATCGCCAGTAAAATCAGTATATGAGCCTGTGCTAATAGACTTTATGAATTTTAGCTTAATAGTAGATGGATTACAGCAAGAAGTTACCTTGTTGAAAAACATACTTTGTAATGACTTAAATCTGCTCGGTGTTATCACGAAATATTTTGTTTACTTGTTTTTGGAAATGTCTTTTTAATTCTTCCTTTCGTATGTTATCCTTTGATGCTGATTTTCGTATCATATCATTCGTGGTAAAACTTCTAAAATTATGCACCAACTTAACCCCATTTTTATCTACTTCATTTTCTTTTTTCATACTACCTATTTGGGTGTAATATATCGTAAGTATCTCTTGAATAATTTATAGTATCAACCCAAGCAAAAGGCTCCCAGCCTTTATCTAAAGTAAATGTACTACATATCATAGCATCATCCCTTAGTGTGAAATCCTTAAATTGCTTTTCAAACCTATCCCTTATCCAAAGTTGTAGCTTAGTAAAATAACTGTATTTATCTCCCCACAAACTCGTAAATCCATCCATACCTTTACCATCCTCAACAGTTCTTTCGGTAACAGAAAATACCTCTCCAACCCTTGTAGTAATAGTAGTTTCGGTATTCTTTATTTCCCCCTCAGAAGAACATCCATCTCCTGCCCCATCAGAAGAATTTTGCATCCTTATCATTTCTCCAGCGGAGGCATAATACATCCTTTTTCTATCTACAAGATAGTAAGCTACCCAAAGAATAAGTTTACGCCTACTAAAATAATCAAGCATATCAAAAATAGACCTTACAGTTTTAGGAACTCCATCATAAGGAGTATAATAAGCATAAAACTCCTCCATAACAGCCTCAATAGTTCCAATAGAAAAGTAATTTTTCCTGCTAATAGTTTTACCGTCCTTAATAGTAGGATAGTTAAAATTAACCGTATTCTCCGTCCATTCAGTAGCTATATAGTCAGGTAGTATTTCAATGGACACATCTTTATCTCTTAGCTTATCCATTAAATCATAATACTTTTCCACATCACTAAACTGAAAGTTTTGAGTATCTAAAGCAATATCGGTGCTATTCTTAGAAAATAAAAAATCCTGTCCAGATACCTTAAAGCATTGAACAGGATTTGTGTCTAATATTATTTCTCTGATAGCCCTAATTGCTTGTTCGTATGTTATATCACTTACAAGCAAACTCATATTATTCGGTTTTTTAACCCAAAATGTAGGCTATTTTTCTTGAAACAAACTTATTAGCCAAATGAGGTTCTACCATTTGAATATCTCCAACTTTGCAGATTTTCTTCTCAATACCCTTATTGAAGGTGTGGTTCTCTATGAACTTAACCTTAACAAGTTTTTCTTTTTTATCGGCAACTTCTGCAACTGCAACGGTTTTAGCAGATTGCTCCGCTACCTTTTCCTTAGTATCTACCTCTTTTTTGAGGTTCTCATTTGCTTTATCCTGCTCGGCTTTTTCTTCGGCAACCTTTTTTTCAACCTCTTTTTCGGCTTCTATTTTGGTTTCCTCATTAGTTGCTCTCTCTACCTTAGTAGCCACCTCTTTAGTTTCATCAACCTTAGTAGCTACCTTAGTTTCATCTTTTACTTCTTCTTTATCGTTACGACCTTTTGGCATCTTTTTGTAATTTAAGATTATTAAAATTACCGATAAAAGCCACAGGTATTAAACTATGGCTTTTATCAGCTTTATTTTCTTAGGCAGTTAATACCGAGAAGATGTTTTGCTCCTCAATAATACCAAATCCCCATATTGCGTACCAAGCGATACCGTGCATACGACCATAGTCCTCTACACCATTATCTCTCATTTCAACAGGCAATGCTTCTGCCCATCCATAAGAGTTTTCGCCAAATACAACAGCTTCCCATGTAGGAATATTGATACCATACTTAGCCAAACTCTCGGTAGCAGAATTATGAGGCATTTGTGTAGTTTCAATGAAACGAACACCCTCATACATACCAACCTCACCACGATAAACATTCTCAATGCCAACATAGCTGTGTGCATTTATCCAATTAGCATCATCACGCAACTGGCGTAATTGATGTGGGTGTGCAATACAAATGTAGTATTGACCATCAATTTTAGGTGCGTTATTTGTAGCCAATGCCTCTACAACATCTTTTACTGATTGAGTTGTAAACCCATCACCAGCAACCAATGCACTTGCTGATGTTTTACCACCACCATACACTTGGTTAGTTGTTGTCAATGCAGTATCACGCAAAGCCTCATCAAGTACCATAGCCATATCATTTGCTAAAGCAACAGATGCTTCTTGCAATTCATTGTGAACTGATAATTGGATTGCTTTCTCACTAATTTTCACCGCATTACCATACTCCTCAACAACAATGGTTTGTTCAGAGTTGCTCATCGCCTTTTCGTTGATGTTTACACCCTCTGTCAATTTACCACCACGAGAGATAGATGAATACTTGGTGAACTTAATAGCCCCACCAGGTGCGGTGTTTAAATCAGTTTTCTTTTTAGCAAACTGGCTGAAACGCAACTTGGGCTGTGCCTGGCGTATAATCTCTTTACTATACACGGCTCTGATGCTGTTTGGTATATTTACCGTTAATGTATTTGGCATCTTATCCTAATTTTTATTTTGTTTACGATTTAATTACTATTCTTGGTCTTGATACTTAACAGATTTAACCTCTTTCAGAATTTGGTCTGCGTGTTTAGCATATTCCTCATCCGTCATTGTTTCAATCTTGCTAAGTAACTCTTTGCCACTTAAATCGCCACTACCGCCTTCAGGCTTTGCAGGTGGATTAGGAGGTGTATAGCTACCAGTAGGAGTTTTCTCTTTACCTTGTTCCTTTTGCTTTGCTTCGTAAGCCTCATATTCAGCAACAGTCATTTTCTGCTTTTTACCATCTACATCATACTCATTAGTGATGTACTGCTTAGATGTTTCAAGTGCTTTTTCTATTGCCTTGTTTACTGCTTCTTCGCTATCTAAATTTTCAGGAACCAGTTGCTCAATAATCAAACCTTTGTTCTTCTCCAACATTTCTTTTCGGTAATCTCCAACGGTTTTTTTGTTTAAACCGCCCTTAACCTCTGAAATCTTTTTCTCAAATTCATCAGCTTGTTCTTTCAATGCTTGTTTAAGCATAGTCTGCAACCCCTCTTTAGTAAAGGAAGGTTCTGTTGAAGATTTTTTTGACTTCTTAGTTTTACCCTTGTCGTCATCATCCTCATCATCGTCATCCTCTGCTGATTTCTTACCACCTTTTAATCCTGTCAATTCTTTCTCAACTTTATCCTTCTCGGCTTTAGCAACCGCTAACTCGTCTTGTAATTCCTTCAATTTAGCTTCTTTAGTAGCGGACAATTCGCCATTGGCTTTTTTCTCATCCTCTAAAACTTTTGTTTTAGCCTCTAAGGTAGAGATTTGGCTATATAATTTGTCCTTCTCATCTTTTCTCACTTCTTTCACTAATTCCAACAATTCAGGATTGTCTTTTAGTGAATACTCTTTGTCGCCTAATTTAATTTTGTCTGGAATTGGCATCTCTTGTTACTCTTTATTTGTTTTACGAATGATTTTACCTCTTTTAAATTATTGACTTCTTAATTAGACTGCATACTGTTATCCGTACCACCCATCTTAGAGCGTAGAAAATCAGTACCTTGTTTAATTTCACCAGTATTTCTCATCTTTTTGAGGTCGGACATCCCAGTTGGGTTTCCAACATTCTCAATCTTGTTGCTTTGACCCTTCAAAGATGATTGGCTTACACCATCATTAAGTTGAGCCGACTGTGATTTGTTATCCATTTTTGTCAAATTTAATTTGAATTAAGTAATGCAAATATAAAATGTATTTTCTAATTCTGCACAAATATAAATTTTTTACTCAAAATTTTTATTGTTTAGGTGGATTATTTTCATTAACTGGTTTTACAGCATCTTTTACCTTTATTTCCAACTCTGCTTTTCTATCTGCATCATCATCTATTTCTTTAAGCAACTTAGGTATGTTGTTTTTAGCCAACCTCTCCATAATTTCTCTCCTTGAACCGATGCCCTGTGCCAATTCAATAACAGCCTCATTTAGCATACCAAGCCTATCATTAGGCAGGTTGTATTTCCACACAGTTTCCGCCCTATATCTATCAAAATAAGTAACTGACTTATCTGCCTTAGCTTCCTCTGGCAACTTTTCAAATAAAGGGTGTTTTTCAATATTTTTTGCAAAAATAACACAAGTCATCCTATTTATTTCCTCAATTCCTGTACCATAAGAAACAGATTTTTTATCAGAAACCTGTATTATAGGTTGATATAGCATTTGTAGTGCAGCAGCACTTGTATTTGATATGTGTTGAACTTTGCTCAAAACTTCTTCTGGAACACCTGATAATTCGTGTATGCTATCCTTCAGTAATTTAAGAAAACTCATAGAAGCTGATAAGTCCTCCCCAAGAGTAAGGTTAAATACATTCGCATCACTCGGAAGTCCTGACCATATCTGATTTATACCTCTTTTTAATTGACCAACAGTACCACCAGTAATAACAGTAGTAGGTTGTGCATAATAGTCAATAATCATTTTTATATCTTCGGTCATCTCATTGAAGATTTTATTTATCTTCACTATATCCTCCATATCAGACTTACCACCGTAATTGTCCGACATCGGTATATTCTCAATATGAACAATAGGTATAAAATCGTAATCATTAGGTATGTTCTCAACCTCAAATTTTTCTGCTTCTTTGCCAGTATCTTTTACATAATACTTCTTTACATTTCCTTTTTCATATTCAGTAACCCTTTGTAAGTATTCTTTTTCGTTAGTTCCTAATACCTTTATTACTTTATAGCCTCTTATTTGTTTATAATCTCCATTTAGAAAAATAGGTATTACATTTCTACTATCAAGCAAATCATACTCTACATAACCATTTGCTATATCAGGCGATAAAAATACATAGCAGTCGCCACATACAGAACCCATCTGTAATATCTTTTGTAGTAAAACTTTCTTACCATTTTTCCTCCAGTTATACCTGATTAAAGCCTCTATAACAGTTTCAACACTCTCATCAACGGTATCTCCGTAAGTGTCAATAATATTTACTTCAAAACCCTCTTTACCTATGATAAAGTTATTTACCTTATCAATAACAGCACGAACATAATTGAACGATAGTAATTCATCATTATTATTAGCCCAATGTCTATTATTGTAATACTTCCAATATAACTGACATTGAGTTAATTTTTCCTCTATAATGCTATCACCAGAATACACTTTTGCTCGTATAGTATTACGCAAAAAGTTTGTTCCAGCAGGATTATTCTGCGTGTAACCTGATAATTGACTTGTATCTTTTCCGAACATAATGCAAAATTAGCTTTTATTTTTAATTACCAACGACTTCTTTGAACCATAGAATTTCTAAAGTTAGTTCCTAATAAATTATTTTCAGTAACCTCAACCTCTGAAGGTGGCGTATATAAATGATTTCCTGCCAAGTTCATCATACCTAAACTATCACAAAAATCGTCATCATATCCACTTGTTTTTTCACAAACCATAAAACTACCCCTCCAATATTTTTGTAGATTAGTCATCTGTTCCTCAAACATCTTAAATTCTTTCTTATCCTTTACAGATTTATGAGCAGGAACTATTATTCTTTTATTTATAATATCCTCATCAAGTGCTTTCCACATATCAGATTTGCTTGATGGTGTAAATGTATAAGGAACTATCTCCATATACTCCTGTAAATGGTATATTAAAACATCTGTCAATGCCCTACCAACACCTGTATAATCAGCGAATAATACCTGAACCCTATTCCTTATTAGTGCTTCTGCTAAAATATGAAACTGCTCCTCATAATTTATTCCACCAAGAACGAGCCAATCACATATAGTTTTCTTTGGTCTTTCTCCAAATTCTCCTGCTGGTGTATCAACTATACCAGTAGTAAGAACAGTATTATTCCTTGCTGATGCTATATCAAGACCAGCTACTACAAAATCTGTTTTTACATCTATTGTTGGAAAAGTTATTCTCTTATCATAACAGCTATCTTCAAGCCCCTTTTCCGTAATAAACATACCAACTTCAAGTATCCACTCTATCTTATAGGCAAGTCTAAAATAATCGGAGTTTTCACCCATAGCTTTTTTATCTCTCTCAACAGACTTCTCGTAAAGCAAATGAAAATCTTGACCATCCTGCTTAAACATAGCCTTTTTAGATGCTATAACTTCTTTATAGTCATACTGAAAATGAAGTTGTTTTTTAGCCCTTTCTTTAGGGGATTTTATAGACTTATCACTCTTTTCATTATTCTTTATAGTATAATAAAAATCTCCTTTATTCCTACTCGGAGTACCTGTTCTAACCGCAGTTCCAAAAGTAGATGCTAACATAGGCATAATACTTCTCCTAACCTTTTCCGTATCCATATCCTGTGCCTCATCCATAAACACTATATGGTATGTCTTACTCTCAATTTTTGACTGCTTTGCAGCACTCTGACCAGTTAGAAAAGAACCTGATTTTAGTTTAAAATTAACCGTAGAGAGGGGAGTATCTAAAATATCTGGGTCATCTAAAAACATACGAACTGGCTCTGATAGTAGCCTTTCCATACAACGAGAATATATAGTTTGAACCTGCTCTCCTTGTGGAGCTAACAGACCCATCTTAACACCTGTTTTAAAATGACCAAGCTCTTTAGGAAATATCTTAGCAAGTACAGGAAGTAGTACACCGAGAGTAACAACACAAAAAGTAACAATTTCTGATTTTCCGCTTTGTCTTGCGAATAACATAGTTACCTCTGCACCATCTCTCGCCAACATTGAGTATATAATTCTGAAGGCTGGTGCCTCTTGATAAGAATACAATTTAACCCCCATCATTTTCTGACCAATAGCCATCATAACCTCTGCAAGTCTAAATGGGTCGTATGTCATACCAATAGCTGTATCGTTGAGTTCCTGCTCAACATCTATCTGCTCTGGAGTTCCTTGAAAAGAAAAACTTGCATCTTGCTCGTATGCCTTATTATGCTCCATATTATGATACCAATTTTATCTTTAATACTCCTAAATCTTTTGCTGTTTTAAAATGGTATGTACTCCACTCTGTCTGTGGAACATAAATGGCTTGTCCTGCTTTTATCTCATACCGTATGCTTAGATTTGTCAATATAGGTATATCAGTAGTGATAATCATTTTTGAGGTATTAGTTACCAAGTAATATGGGTAGGCATCTAAAGGTTTATTTTCCACCGCATAACTACCACTATATCTTCCTTGATATAGTATATCAACCAACCCTTTTCCTATTATGGCGTTTGTTCCTTTATTCTTTATGTAGTACATAGGACACTTTACACCGAACCAATCTTCAAAAACTATATAACACTCATGGTTATTATTACCATTAGCATCAAACAAATCAACAGTAACATTTTCAAAAAATCTATTAAGTAAGCCTATACTATTAAACTCAAATAAATCCGCACCATTAGTAGAGTTGTATAAAAAAGGCTCTCCATTACCAATATTATGAACCATTAAAATAGTGTTGGTAGTGTTGGTAGGTACAACAGTCATAAAAGAACTTAATGTATTTCCATCCTCTTGGTATAATTCCTGTAAATAACTATAATGGGTTTTAATAAAAGACAACTGTATAATATTTTTTATAGCATCATCCCAAAATCCTGACTTATAATCATTCAATAGCTTATTAAGCCACTCAATAAATTTATCATGGGATACCTTTTGGGATATGTCAATATGTATTGTACCTGCCATTTTATAATTGTCCTTTATTATCAATCAATAAGTACGGAACTACAACCTTATTCCATCTATCTCCATACAATCTTTGAGCCTCTGACTTAGCTAATGAATAAAAAGCATCCCATTGAGTTGGATATATGGTCTGACAACCCTCACTTGAAGTTGTCTTAAATCCCCCTTTATGTATATTTATCCCAAACATACCTGTATCCTCACCAATATCATCTCTAATAACTGTTACTGGTGCTATCCTTTGACAGATAGCTGGATACTGTGATATTCTTCCACCATGTATATCAAACCTATGTGAGTAGTAAAGTCCTGCCTTTAGCACAGCCCTACCTTTTTTATACACGCTTGGGTCTGTATTTGCATTAAAAGAAGCAGTTACATTCGGGGTGTCTATAAAAATTGCATCATCATATATACCTCTATCATTAACACCCCTCTTACCTAAGCTATCTAAATAATACCCCCTCACTCCCACTATAACAAGTGGGTACTGTGTCCTATCTATGCCGAATTGTTGCATCAAAACATGAAGGGCATCTTTTGATAATCTCGGCTTACTATTCGGTATTTGCATCATCCTCATTTATGGATTGAACTTCTTTGATAACAACTTTACTCTCCACCCCGTTATCTTGGGTTGATATATTTTTCTCCTTACTTATCTCAATATTAGCTTCATCTCCCTCCTCAACTTTCATAGCAGTTTCAACAAGCTCCGAAGATACAATGTTTTCTTTAGGCATCTCATTATAAACTTTATCATTCTCAAAAAACTTCCTCTTAACCGTTTTAAGATACTCGCTTAATTTATCAGAACAAAAACCTATGAAAAAAGCCCAGTATGTAGTAAGATTAACACCAAGCAATTCTTTGGTAAATCTAATAAAAACTATTATTAAAACAGAAGTAATCACAAGCCTCCTTAAATTATCACTAAATAGGAATTTATAAGAAAACTTTATTGGGGTTCTCGGACTTGCAATATCCCTTGTATTACCGTTTAACAGTAAGCTCAATAAAGCTCCAAGTATAGAAAAAACAAATCCGACAACTACTTGTGGTAGGTCGGTTGTTCCAAAAATAAGTTCTATAAGTCTATCAGTATCCATTTCTAAACCTGTGATTTTTGTTGTTTGCCCTCTAACTCTGTTTTGAGTTTATCAACTTGTTTTTTTAAATTTTTATTTTCTTCGTGCAACTCTCTATTACCCTGCTCCAACTTTAGTACACGATTTGATAACTCTATTTTATCCTTCATTAAAAGATTTGAGTTTTCAATATATAATTTTTCTTTGGCTTCAAGTTGTGCTATTTGAAGTGAATTTCTATCAACCTCTTTAGTTAGCCGTTCAACAATTATTTCAAAGTTTTTAACAACCAGACTCTCTATTTCTGTATCTGTCTTTCGTCTTGAAAAATAATAATTTATTAAAGCAGTAATTACAGAACTACTTAATACAGCTATTACTATGTGCATACTGCTAACTCCCATTTTCGTTTATATCTATGTTTAATTATATAAATAAAGCCACCACCTATAAAGACAGTGGCTCTTATTTGTTTTCAATTTATATATATATATTATCCACTACCCCCCATGCTGATTTCCATCAGAGTTTTCACCGCTTTGACCAAGAGCCAACAACCATTTCAGTCATATAATTAACATCTATACACAATAAATTTCCTGCTGGGTTATTATTAAGCTCAACAGATATTTGATTTATAGATACTAAAGATACTCTACCCTCTATTTCCCACCCAAACTCTGG